TTATATAGCTTTTTTTAGTTGCTTCTTTTGCTGGCATTCTTCCTCCCACTTCATTACATCAGTAGCGAGGTATCTTTTCATTGTCCCGCCTTCAGAACTTAAAGCTGGGGCTGGGAAGGGAATACCCCAAGGAGTGTTAATTTCCCACCGATTAAGTGTGCGTTTAGTAATATGAAACATCTCACACACATTGTTAGATGTCAGATATTTATCCACATTAGCCCTCCTTACTTTCCGCTTTAACTTCTAACTGGATGCCTTCATATGTGCCATCACCCCTACAATTCAGACAGTGTGTATATATGCCTAAACCATCCCCATCAGGACTAAAGTTTTCAGGTAATGAAACATCTATAAATTCAGTACCGCCAATTGGCTTCGTATGAATATGAGGGGCAAGGCCGTAATAGGGGAAAATGCATTCACCGTTCCCGTCATCACAAAAATCACATGTTTTAACTTTTAATCCACTCATCCTTTAGTTCCTCAACTCATTACGTTCTTTCTTCAATTGACGCAAAAGGTTGTGAAGGGTAACGGTTACAGCTTTATCTAAACTTTTAGTTGAATGGAATTCTGCAAGCTGAGACAGTGCTAAACCAAAAATGTGATATGCAAAAACCTTTGCTGCCTCAGGATTATTCTTGAGAAGCTCTTCAGTACTTGGGCAAATAACTTCTTTAAAAATATGAACCGCTACCTGATCCGGAGTGCCTTCAATACGGCTAGGATTCAAATTAACTTCACCAATAACCTTACTCATTAGCAGCTCCAGATACGTTTGGCACACTATGAAAATGCATCCAGTGTGAAGGCGCATCATTATGATAATTTGCCCATACACTATTTAAATCTTCATCAATAGTCATATAGTCTTGTTCGGGGGTAACATCAGGTGCATCAGCCCAACAAATAAGTACCATTATGTCAGTAGGCGGCCATTCATCATCCATGCTGATCCAAGTTGGCAACACCTGAGCACTGGCGTCATTCCATGCAGCATCCCAAATCAACCAAGCTTCATGACGAGGACTAGTTGGTAAATATCTGTGTCCTGTTAGTGCCTCTTGTCTATCTAGTTGACGTTTTAAACTTTCATAACTGCAATTACATTTTTTGGCATGAAATCTTTCAAAAGCTTCTCTTTTTTTATTTAGATCAATCATTACCTAAGCCCTCAAATATTCTTCTTTAGTCCACTCAACAAACTCTTTATAAAGTTGTTGTGCCGGTTTATTTAATCGATTGTGATAGTCGATCGTTATGCGGCGCCAAGCGACTGGTACCGCATAATGTTTGGTTAGAAACATTGCTTGATCCATGCCTTGCCGGACTATTACGTAGCCCAGCAATTGCAAGTAGTACATAAAACCAAGCATGTGTTTTTGGCTCACTTTCTTGTACTGATCTTTCATATTAGAGGCCATCCTCTAAAAGATATGCTGGTTCATGAGCGGCCGCATTGAGTTGACTACGGCGCTTTTTGGCCATATTCCATAAGGTTTTATGAACGTCTTGATGGCGTGAAGGAATTTCTAACTCTAATTCTTCAAGCGTTTTTAGATCTGCCGCATATTGGAGGCGGACGATTAAAGGTGATAATCCATCATCTTCTTGTTTTGTTTGCTTTAACTCTGCAAGGCGTTTGTGCATTTCATTTAATAGTGGCTTACGTTGTTCCTCCGTCCATTTAGTGGTGTAACGGATAACACTATTAACTTCTTCAGGGGTATGAAAGTTCTGGATGCTTTGAACTAATGATTCATAATTTTCAGGCATTGAAATGGTTGCCACTTCATCATTTGCTTGCGCATCTAAATCAGAAAAAACTTGTTCACTAGCTGTATCAGCAGCATCCATTTCAATAAAATCGAGTTCAATTAATCGTTCTTGCTTAGCCAGATTTATTTGGTCAATTTGCTCTTGAGTAAAGCCTTCTTTTTCAAGATTCGCACAAGTTGAATCTAGCTCTTTTTCTGACTGGCAAATACGGATTGCATCAAGCAAAATTTCAAATTGGGCATTAACATTCGGCTTAATATTAATTTCGTTAGTAACTGGAGTTAATAGGTCTTCGGAAGCTGTGACATTAGTTTGTTCTGTAATAACAATCGCTGGCTGTTTATCTGCAGGGAAAACTTCAGAAGGTATTACTTTTGCCACTGGCTCAGCTTTTGATTTTTTGCCTCTCTGTTTTTTAGGTTCCTCACCAAGACGAATAACACTTAAATCATTGTTGATTTCAATACCGAGTGCTTTTGAAAAAGCTTTTAATTGAAGCTTGGCGTTTTCTGCATCACGTTGAACGAAGCCACTGTTAATAGAATCAATTAATGCGTTAGTTTTGAAATCTAGAACATAGACCGTAGGTGAATATGTACTGATTACAAAAACTTCCTGACCGTCTTCATACTCATCAATAGTTAATGGCTTTGTGAATGTAATGCCAGCCAGTTCAATAGTTTCGATTTTGATGCAGAATTCAAAACCCGGTTTGCCAAAAACAGAAGCGGGGAATTGATCTAAATCGGCAAAGTCCAACATGTCTCCGGCTGGACGACATAGAACAGTTTTACCGTTTTGAAGAGCTGCAAATGCTTCAGCTGCAGTTAGTAAGTTAGACATAAATAGCTCTCCTTTTAGTGATGTAACGACTGTTGTTGTTGAACTTGCTGAGGATTGTTTTTAGGCGCCCAACCCATCTGATCGGCACGTGCTTGGCATGCTCTATTGATACCTGCCTCATACGTAGTACCTTTAAACTTCTTAATGGCAGCATTTAAAATGTTAGTGTCTGGAGCATCTTTAATTGCTTTTAAAGCATCTTGATATAGTTGATCCTGAGTACGAGGTGGCTTCTGGTTACCACTCTGAGCAGTTGTCTGGTTATTCTGGTTTGAATTTTGACCTGCTGGGGTTGAGGCATTTTGCTCTAGATATGCATAGTCATAGTTATATAGATATTTACTTCCATCAAAGTTACCGAGGTAAACATCAGCTGCCACACCAATAGCTTTAAACGCTACACCAAGAGCATCAGTAACGGCCTTTTTATAACCTTCATCAATCGCTACTAATTTGCCTTTTTGAACTTCAACAATTGCTGAACCGCCGTTGCCGAAAAATTCCTCACCCCAAACACCATCAATCTTGGTTTTTACTGCTACTTCAGCAAAAGCCATAATGGTTCCATCTGGAGCAGTTTCAGACCATAAACGTACATGTCTATAAGTCCAGCCATGACCAACGGGACCAAAGGCCTGAGTCATAGCCATTAATCGCCATTGAGGGTTAATATCTGATTTACCTTTTAAATAACCAAACTCAATTTTTTTAAGAAAATTGGTAGGCGTTTGCTTAACTGCATTCCAGATATGTAAGTTGTCTTTTGAGTTTTCAGTTGTCATTTTTCTTATCCTCATCTAGAGCCGGTGAAGCCGCGTTTTTGCTTGTAAGCTTTGCGGTCATAAGTAGGGATATTTGTTTCACGCAGTTTTATAGCGAGCTGCTTTCTGCGCTGAAAATCGATTTCTTGGGTGAGTTCATTCCAAACTTTTGGATAAGAAGTTTGGAACCTGAACACATTTAAAGGCGTCTTAAATCCGTCTTTAACTTTGTAAAGAACTGAGCCATTAGCATTAGATGCGTACACTTGCCAGCCAATGCGAACAGAGTAGAGGCCCTTATCATCACGGCCTAAAAATGA